ACGCGCAAGACGATCTCTGATATTCGCCTGATGGGTTTCGATGTATCGGATGAGATTGGCGATTGGGACGAGTCCTCGAACGATGACGGAATTTCTTCTTCCCGCAATCAATACGACGAGGACGATCAAGGTTACGAAGGCGCCGATCCTTCCACGCGCCTCGTCTGGTTCCGTGATGTAACGATGCGCATTGATGCCGATGGCGACGGCATTGCCGAACTGATGCGCTATTACATCGTTGGTTCGGAAATCATTTACTCAGGCAAGGCTGAAAACGTCTATTACGCCGCGCTTTGTCCGCTGCCGATGCCGCATCGGCACGTAGGGCTTTCGCTGGCCGATCTGGTGCAGGATGTGCAGCTAATTCGCTCTACGGTCATGCGCCAATACCTTGATGGCTTGTATCTGGCGAACAATGGCCGTTATGCCATTTCAGATCGTGTCAATCTTGACGACATGCTTGTTTCAAGACCTGGCGGAATCGTTCGCGTGCAGGGCGACCCAATGTCGGCCATCATGCCGCTAGTCCATCCGAATACCGGCGCTTCTGCGATTGAAGGTTTGGCCTATCTCGACACGCAGAAAGAAAACCGCACCGGCATTACCAAGTACAATCAAGGGCTTGATGCCAATTCGCTGAACAAGACGGCCTCGGGCATCAATCAGATCATGGGCGCGGCACAGCAGCGCATGGAACTGGTGGCGCGAATCTTCGCTGAATCCGGCGTCAAGCGTCTGTTCCAACTTACCCACGAACTGCTGAAGAAGCACGCCGACAAAGCGACCATCTTCCGCCTGAACAACAAGTGGGTTCCTGTCGATCCGCGTCAGTGGCAAACCCGCACGGACATGACCATTGCCGTAGGTCTTGGCACTGGCAACAAGGATATGCAGTTGCAGCACCTCATGTCTATCTTGCAGGTGCAGCGCGAAGCAATGCAAATCGGCGTATCGACGCCGAAGAACATCTACTCTGCCGCCAAGAGACTGGCAGAGAACGCCGGTTTCTCGGATGGTAACGAGTTCTTCACTGACCCGAGCGAACAACCTCCAAAGCAGCAGCAGGCCAATCCATTGCTTGAGGTCGAACAGGCCAAGCAACAAGGCCAGATTCAGGCCAAGCAGATCGAACTGCAAGCCGATCAACAAAAGTTCATGGCCGAAACCGAACTGGAAAAGCAGAAATCAGCTATCGAGTATCAGCAGAAACGCGATCTTGAACAGATGCACATCATCAGTTCCGAGCGAATTAAGGCCGCAGAAATCGAAGCAGATAAGGAAATCAAGCTGATGGAACTGGCGGCTGGGATTCTTTCTTCTCATGTCTCGGGTGCGCCAAATTCCGACGATACGACCAAGGTCGATCAGGCGGGCGCCATTGATCCGAATATGGACACGCTCCGTCAGATCATGCAAGGCATTCAGGGGGTGGCGTCTGCCCTATCAGCGCCTAAATACATTGTCCGCGATGCAGACGGGCGGGCAATTGGCTTGCAGAGTGCGCAATGACCGACCCAAAAACATCCATCGCAAGCTACACGGCAAGCGGTTCCTTGATCCTGTTCGGCCTGACCTCCAATGACTTCGCGGTGCTGTCCGGTTTGTTCTTCGCCTTCGTCACCTTCTGTATCAACTGGTATTACAAGCATAAGCATCTAAAGCTGATTGAGGAAAAGGTAAATAGGATGCCGTTCCCCAATCTGATTGTTGATGAATAATGAAGATTGAAGCCGACGACGGAACACTGTTTATCAATCAACGGCATTTTTGCCGATGTGAGGCTGGAAATGGACGCGACGATTTACCAAATGGAAAGTTTCCGGTCACGATTGGGACCGCGTTCCACCTTGACGGCAATCCCGTACTTCCCTATGCAGATGGCCTCGGTTGGCTTGGACATTTTCCGGGTTGCGACCTCGTTCTGGGCAGCGTACGCGGGCGGAATGCTCTCCTGCCATCACAAACTTGTACGAGCGGCCTTCTCCACCAACTTGAACGCGCCGAACAAGACGGCCAATCCGCAACCCTGGTGATTGACCAATGAGCAACTTCGCTATTGCTTACGAGCGCATGATTTCAAACGAGGGAGGCTACAAGCTGACCAACGTGGCGAATGATCGCGGCGGGCAAACCTATGCCGGTATTTCCCGCAACCGCTGGCCGGACTGGGATGGCTGGAAAGACATTGACCAAGGGCTGACGCCTGCAAGTGAATTGGTCAGGGCATTCTACAAACAAAACTTTTGGTTCCCCATTCATGGCGACCATATCGATGCACAGGCCATCGCTTCCAACCTGTTCGACTTCGCGGTAAATGCTGGTCCAAAGACGGCCATCAAGCTGGCGCAGATCGTTGTTGGTGTAACGCCTGACGGAGTAATCGGCAATAGAACTCTGAACGCACTGAACAGTATCGATCGATCAATGTTCGTTGCCTATTACGCGCTGGCGAAGATCACGCGTTATCGGGACATTGTGACCAAGGATCGCAGCCAATCCAAGTTTCTGCTCGGCTGGATCAATCGCACCTTGCGCGAGGCAGTATGAACCCAATACTTGACGCGGTAGTGGGCGGAATCATCGGGACGGTCGGCAAGGTTGCTGATGATCTATTCACGTCCGACGAAGAGCGCATGAAGGCCGAACTTGACGCCTATGCAGCCGAAACCAGCCGGATGAATGGTCAGGTCGAAGTCAACAAGGTCGAAGCGGCAAACGCCAGTAACTTTATTGCCGGATGGCGTCCATTCATCGGCTGGATATGCGGGCTTGCATTCGCCTACGCGGCAATCTTTGAGCCGCTGCTACGCTTCGGCGCAAAGGTATGGTTTGGCTATAACGGAGAATTTCCAGTCATTGATACGACCCTGACCATGCAGATATTGCTCGGCATCCTTGGCCTCGGTGCAATGCGCAGCTTTGACAAAAAGGCGGCGAAATGACCACGTTCCGAACCTCCGGCTTCCCGCATATTTCCGCTGATACAGCAGAAACACTCAATCACAAAGGCAGAATATGGTTGATCGTCTAGCAGAATTAGGCGCGTTGCAATACGCAGCAGCAAATACCGCAACCGCGTCGGTTAATCCAAGCAGGATTGCTGCGTCAGGATATATACACGCGATGTATGCTGAATATGTAACGTGGTCATTAGCCAATCCCGGAGTAAATCCATCCCGCCTTTCTGCGAAAGGTCGGATTTTTGGTTACTTTTACGACAATGCGACTTTCTCGCCGCTGTCGCTCTTCGCAGCATCTGAAGTCGGCGCATGGTTCGACCCGTCCGACTTCTCGACGATGTTCCAAGACAGCGCAGGCACCATTCCAGTTACCGGAGACGGGCAACCCGTCGGAAAAATCCTCGACAAGTCCGGGCGCGGAAACCACGCCACGCAAGCCACCGCTGCATCCCGCCCACTGTACAAAACTGATGGCACGTATCACTGGCTGCAATTCGACGGGGTGGATGACTCGCTGAGTACGGCGGAAATTAACTTCACTGCTACCGATAAGATGTCGGGGTGGGTTGGTATTTATAATAGTTCAACTTTAGTGAAAATTATAGTCGAATTATCGACAGGTGCTGCTAGTTCAGGTTCTTTCTATATTGTTTCCGGGAATGACTCTGGATTTGATTCATATTCGTTTCAAGCACATGGTTCTGGCGCCTCTACTGGTGCAGAAACAGTTGGGATTAATGGATTTATAGCTCCAGATAAAGCGGTGTTGACTTTTACTGGGAATATTTCAGCTTCCAAACAAAACTATATTCGTAGAAATGTTGGAGCCTATAATACAAAGACAACAGGCATAGCAGCAGGAACCTTTGGAAATTATCCGATATATGTTGGGGCCAGAGCAGGCACCTCCTTATACTTCAATGGAAAGGTTTATTCCATCATCGTCCGTGGCGCACTCAGCACCGCACAGGAAATCACGGATACAGAAACGTGGGTCAACGGAAAGACGGGCGCGTATTGATGAATACCCCAAATATTTATAAGAAGCTACAAGAGCGGGTATCAATTCTGGATTTTGTTCCTGAATCTGAACATGAGGCCATATTTAACGGAACAAGCGACTTTGATTGTCATCCTGCGCTTATGGAGGCTTTGGCGCTAGTAACAACCGGCAGCGGGTGGTATGTATCCGCAGCGGCAGTCTATTCACCAAATGGAAAATACTTCTTCAAAAAAACCGTCCACCTTAAAAAGCGAGTCCGCTTATATGGGGATGGATCAGGACTAGCTGACGGAGATCAGGCAATCTGGGTTTTTGCGTCTGACACTGCCGGAATAGTCGCCCATCGTTATGATACCGACGAAGCAGGAACCCAGGATGTTCCTACGACTTCGGCAGATGGTTCGATTATTGAGGGAATTAGTCTGCACGGGTCAGGCAGCAACCCATCGGCGCACGGCATATGGATGCGCGGGAAAATAGCGGTTCGCAGCGTTCAGGTCAGGGGCTTTGGCGGCAATGGAATAAATGTGGTTGCTGATGTAAATCAGGGGCCAAACCACGGAAACGCAAATTGCTTCGAGATTGACACGGCGCGTGTCACTGGCTGCAAGGGGCACGGACTGTTTATTGACGGCGGAGATGCAAACGCCGGAAACGTCAAGGCACTCGACGTTACGGAAAACGGCGGATGGGGTATCTATGATTCTTCATTTCTCGGAAATACGTTTGTTGGGTGCCACGCTGCCGGAAATGGCCTAGGTCCATATAAAACCGATGACCCGAACGCTAGGACCTTATTCCTTGGGTGCTACTCAGAAGGCGGGCAGAATCCGTCAGAGATTAAGTTCCCATCGATGGTTATTGGCGGGCTTCACGGAGCGGGCGTAAAAGGCTCCGGCGTGTTTGCGCTTGATGGCGGATTTGACAAACTTAAAAGCAATAACGGATCAGGAAATCCTCAGGTCGGTATTGGTACTGGCGCAGTGGTTTCGGGTGATAGATCGTCTGTTTTATCATTGACTGACCCAGAACATGACTATTGGCCGATTGTGCTCAAGTGGATCACTGGTCGTTGGCGCTGGCTGTGGGCAAATCTCGACGGCGGAGAAATCCTGTCTTTTTTCACGCGCTCTGCAACAAAGAAAAATGGTTATCAGCGCGATTTGTCGTCGTCTAACGGCGGCATCGGCCTGTTAAAGGGCTATTATGGAAAAGGCATGAGGTATCGCGGTGAGGCTTCTGCGATTCCAGTTGATGGGGAATGGCTACATGGTGACGTGCTGTGGAACGAGTCGCCTGCGGCGGGCGGTAACGCAGGGTGGGTTTGTGTCGAAGGCGGAACGCCTGGTACGTGGAAGACATTTGGCGCAATCAGCGCATGACCACACAAATTATACGTCTGCCGTTTTCGGCGCTGCTGGCGAATAACATTTACTGGCTGCGCAGGGAAAATATTTAGAAATGACTGAGCATGAAGAAATGATTCGCGGCGAAGATGCCAATATGATTTTGAATAATCCTATATTCAAGGAATCAATTCAAAAGGTAAAGGACGGCATTGTTT